TATTGAATTTGTGTATCTGATCCACCTGGATCTGTTGAAACCCCTAATGTAGAATCAACTACATTGGTTCCATCTGAATAAAGTAATTTTGTTCCTTTGTCTGTTGTGGCCCATGTAACACCTGTGCCTGAAACTGTTTTAACTTGAACGGTATATGCATTTGTAGATGCATTATCAATCAACCACCAGTTTTCAACACTGTCTGGAACAGTAACGATAGCATTATCTGAAAGAGCACCAGTTAATTTCCAAATTCTTGTCGCAAGCGTAGCTCCTGTAGATCCATCTGATTTAACGAGAGCAACTGTTCCGCCGCTAGTTAATGCTTGAGCAACATAACCACCAGCAATCTGCTCCATGATGTTCCAGTTTGTATTTGTTAGAGTTCCCCATGTACCGGCTTTCTCACCAGTTGTCATAAGTTGAACACCTAAATTAGTATATGTTGAAGCCATATTTTCTCCTATTAAGCCACGTGCGTATCTTCTGTATACGACGTTGAACCCGTTATGTCAACAACACTATATGATGTTGACCCTGTTATTGTGTCTACATTATAGTAAACAGGATACGCTTCTCCTACAATAGCGGTAGCAGATTGTCCTGTCAACCCTACTACTTGGTCTGCAGGTGTAATTGCTCCTACCGCACTAGTAGCTAATTGTCCTGTAAGTCCCATTACCTGGTCTGCAGGTGTAATTGCTCCTACACTAGAAGTTGCTGCAACTCCAGTAAGTCCAATCGTAGGATTTGAAGAGATATTAATATCTCCTGTTGCACTAGTTAATCCAAATCCAGTTATAGCTGTTGTATTATCAGTTATTGCAGTTGGAGTGCCAAGAGAACTTGTTGCTGCGATTCCAGTTAATGGAATTCCAATTTCTATATTTAATGAACCATCGGAAACGGTTGCTGAAACTCCTGTTAAAGAAAATGTTACATCTGCAACCGGTATAACGGTTCCTAAAGAAGTAGTAGCTGAGACTCCTGTAAGTCCCATAACATCGGCAGGTGTAATTNCTCCTACACTGGAAGTTGCTGAAACTCCACTTGGTATTCTATAGACTGCTTCGTCAACAGATCCCCAACCANTTTCACCCCAGTTTAAAGTACCCCAACCAGGTTGAACATAGGCGTCAATGGCTCCTACGGAAGTTGTTGCAGAGACTCCTGTTAAAGTAAGATTAACGTCAGCTTGTTCACCCCAAGCATTTTGTCCCCAGGTAGTTGAGGCTTGATTCCAAGTGTTAGCCATAAGGAAGGACTCCTTATGCTATTCGTATGATTGCTGTTGATGCCGCCGGCGCTGGAAACTCTACTGTGAAAGTTCCACTTGTAACAGTTTTGTCTCCACCAAAATCAATGGCACAAACTGCTGCGTCACTTGAATGCGAATCATTAAAAATTAAACAACCTCGTGCTGTAAATGAAGCTGAAGTCCATGAAATATTTGGACTGAAATCACAAACCGCTGTATCACTGTCCAACACAGGAGTTACACTTGTTAGTGCTTTTCCTTTTGCTGTATAACCACCAGTAGTCGCTAATTCTTCTGAAGTTGTGTAAGCAGTTGTTGATTTATTTAAAGTTGCGTCACTATCATACAAGGCTAAATTAAAAGTATTACCACTTGATGCAGTAAAATTATGTTCAGCTTCTAAAATTTCTTGTTTAAAACTATTACAAATTGCTGATGTTATTGCCATATTAATCTCCTATTATGGTGACGGTGATTTAACGGGTATACGAACTGTTCCGTCCGTATAATCATCTCGTCTTCGTCTACCAAGTTGCATTCCTGCAAACTTCTGTACCTCTTGTTTATACTTGTTTTCGTAAAGTGTCAACATATCCATAGGACCTTTTAAATATCCAAAAGCTTCTGCTAGACTAGCATATAAAAGACCATTGGCAAAATACTGGCTTAAATAAGTTCCACTGGTATCCGTTACTAAACTTGTAGGTTTAACGTTATAATATAGTCTAAAAGAGTAAGTAGCATCAGGTGTAGGGGCCAATAAAAGACCTCCAGATGTAGAAGAAGATAATCCTGTAGCTCCTCCAAACATCGCATAATATTTAGGTTGTCCTGTAACATCCTGGGCTGTTTGACCTCCAGAAGGACCTGTTAATTTAGAAACATATTCTCTTAAATAACTTACATCTTTTTTCTGTAAAAAAACAGAATTTCCATCTGTAGAAGATGTTGAATCAAAAACTTCAACCGCTCTAACAAAAAGAGTTCCCGCTTGAACATTGATTGTATTATCATCTGTTACTAAACTTCCTGTCGCCATCTTACGATCAGAGTCCATAGGAAGATCATATAAAATTCTGTTTTCAGCATCTTGAATAAATCCGTTTGTAATAGTAGCTGTAAAAACATTGGTGTCTACTTCACAGTAGTTTCCAATTGCTGTTGTTAATGTTGCGTATGTCCAAGTTGATGCCATAATTATAAACTCTCAATATTAAGAGGACTAATCACACAATTAAATCCTCCCCCTGTTTCTGTACCACTGGCTGCACTAGGTAATGTTGTCGTAAAACTATTATAATCATATACCGTAGTCCCAGCATCATTAACATAACTCGTCTGCACTAAAGAAGCAACTGTAAAAGCTCCATAGACCTTGGCTCCGGAATCATGGGCTCCTGCTGTTGTAGCTGAAGGAGTATATCCACGATAAGGAGAAGAGGTTCCTCGAGTACATCCTGTTAAATCATGAGTAGATCTTCCTGTATATTGAATAACTTCATTTTGATATGTTCCAACTTTTAATGGATCACTAGTGTCACTTGAAGTCAAAACTTTTTCAATCATTATAAAACCACTTGTTGGAAAAATAGTTCCATCAGTTAACGTAATTGTTGTTGCACTATCAGTAATGTTTCCATTTAAAGTAGTTTGCATTTGTAATCTATCAACCGATACACCACCAACTGGTTTTTGAACAGTTGCAAATCTTACAATATCGTTAACTTCTAACTGGCTTCTTAAAAAAGCTACAGTTAAAGTTGTATTTGATGCTGTTGTAAAAGGATCTAAAGCTAAAAAATCTTGAGTCGAAAATTCTGTTCTTGCAGGTCTTGCTCTTTGTAAAGCTTGAGGATCTGCACTCGTAGGTTTAGGTTGTAATTGAGGTTGTTTAGGTTCGTATTCTGAAAAATGTACCCATGCTCCATTCCATTCTCTTACCATTTCACTATAAGGAAAAGCCATTCCAGAACGATCTGAAATAGATAGTGCATATTTACCAGAAGAAAAGGTAGTCATAATTAAGTTGCCGTGTCAGGGTAATACGTTTTAGGAGCAATGAAAGTACTAGTAATATCTGCGTCTTCTTTTACTGCTCTGGCTAATTCATCCTCATAAAATAATTTTAATTCTTGTGCTCTTTGAGGAGCATTTTTTTGTGCTAAATAAAAAGAAAGTCCTGCTGTCATGCATGGAACAAATCTAAAAGGTACGTTTGTTGCATTACCATAAGCACCTGCATCTTGAATTCTTCTTGCATAATAGAAATTTAATTTATTTCCATCTTGCGCTGCACCTGGAGTTAAATAAATAGTTAAATTTGTTCGATCAACAAATCTTTGTATAAAAAAAGATGTTGGCGTTCCTGTTGCTGTTTTATTAGAATAACCTTGATACTGAGAACGACTGACTTCTGTCATAGGAGAATCAACACTTGTAGAAGTAATTCTATAATTAACTTCTAATATGTTATCCATTCCTGTTGCATGTTGAGTAACTGCATCACCACTAGTATGACCCGCAGCTGTAGTTCCATTGGATCCACGAATAGCTCCAGTAAGATTAGCTGCTCCTGTTGCTGCAGATTTTCCAGTGTAACGAATTGTTTCACTTCCAACTGTAATAGTTCCACCACCTTCACTTGCACCAGGCATATCAGTAACGCTAGCTAAAGGAATATCAGTGACAGAAGAATTAATAGTAGAAGATAAAGTTGTAGTTAATCCGTTTGAAGCACCATCGCTCGGGGATCTATAAGTAGTATAAACATTTTGATTTTCAACTAATGTAAAACCTTGATTAGCTACTTCCCAATAATGAAGTCCTCTATTACTCCATTCAGAAAATAGAATATTTAAAGATCTCTTAGCAGTTTTTAATTGATAACCTGAAACGTTTTGTAAACCAATTCTTTCGTAAGCCTCTTCTACAATTTCATCAATTGGAAGAGTTTTGTCGAAAGTGTATGATCTAGAAGTAGTGTTAGCCACAAATCCTCCTAACCGTAGAAGACAGTAACTTTATCTACACCACCTGTTAACTCAGCATAAGCACCGTTTGGACAATAAATTCCATTACCTGGAACTTCTATCTGATAAACTGCGGGTTCTCCGGCACTTGTGCCACCAATTGGTACATCGAATGTAGCAAGGACAGTTGCTGTTACACTACCATCTCTAATTACAATAGTTCCAAGAGCTGCTTCACTGCAATAATAAACTGCAAGAACTCTAGCTGGACCTGCGAAGACATCTCCTGACGCTGTTAAATGCGTTGATTTTACGTCTACTGAATATCCACTCATAATTTAATCTCCTGTTAAGTGAGCTCCCGAAGGAGCTCACTAATTATTTTTACTGTAAGTTATTATTTTGTTGGTACAAAACAGTAACTCTAATTTCACCAGCATCAGTAGCACCAGTACTCGTCCACGTAAGTTTTACGTCTGAAGTACCTGTGTCAGCCCAAGCTAATGCACCACCAGCTTCTGTTGTTGGATATGCTCTTCCAGCTCCAGAACCAACTGTGATTGAATATGAGTTGATAAAAGTAGCGTTACCGCCCACTGTATCCCCAACACTGAAAACACATGTGTTAGCACCCATCGCTGTGGGTTTATCAATTACCATATCAATAATTTGTGAGTTAGCTGGAATAACGACAGTTGTATCGTTTGCCG